TGTTCATATATGCGCACCGCTGGTCTTTGATCACCTCCTCGAGAGGAAAATCCTTGAGAGCCGGCACCCGATCATCTAGCTCGCAAGAATAAATTGGTTTTTTGAAGCTAGGCAAGACACGACGCATGACATCGGTTTGATTGCCGGCGTCATCACTATCCAAAAACCGGCTGGCTGGATCCATCATGAAAACACGATCGCATTCGAAAATAGCGAGCGCGGAATTGATGACCCACACCTCATCCCAAGTTTTGCTGTTTTCGACGCCGATCACATAATCGATTTGAGATGCACCCAAACCAATCAAAGCTATATTTTTACCTTCTAATTCTTCGATTCTCGGCATCAAGAAACACCCGTCCGTAGTAAGTCATATCGATATTCGTCTCTCGTGCCTCTGCCTTCGCTAAGATTTTTCATCCTAGCGACGCCTTCCTTGAAACGATTTTCGAAGGTTCCTACTACGTCAGGTGCTTCTTTGAGAAAAACTGCGGCCTCAACTAAAGTGCCGTACAGCAATGGATCAGGGTGATCCGTAGACAAAAGTGTCGTGCCAGAGTCAGCTCCGACCGTCAATGATGCTGGCTTATGCAGATAATGTAATTCTGCGGTATATCCAGTATCTGGTATTGGCGAGAGCTCAAAAGCAGAATCATCGAATAACGAGTAATACTTCGGCCTGCCAGTTACGGTTGTTGTCGGACTGAACTGCTTGATGAACGACGGGTGCTTGAAATCCAAATAATGGTATTTGCTGCTAGAGTCGATCACCGCCAACGAGAATGGCGCGAAAAAATCACTTGGCGTTGCCAAGAATCTGTTGCTCGCAGTCAACGTGCCTTGCACATTTTTTCTCTGCTCAGGAAGCTGAACAAGCTTGAATATCCTGCTCTCTGCCTGCTCTATGAACGTGTTCAAGTTGGCATTGAACGTCGTCTCGCTGACCTGCAAATAGTCCTGCACTGTCGATTTCAGCGTTGCCAAAGTGAAACTCATGACGTAGTAACCTCCACGGTTCCAACACTAGCAGTTAGTCCAAAAGTTTGCAAAGTTGTGCCAAGTTTTCCATTCCCGACATTCGTGTAAACCGAGAAAAAATTATTGTCCTCACCGTCTGCCGCGGGATCTGGTCTTGAAACTTTCAGAGCCTGTGGATCGACCGGGGTGGGCTTTGGCATCAGTTGAGGGTGTTTCGGAGACCATTGATCAGGCCCCACCAGCAAACCGTCCCAAGTGAATTTCATATCACGCAGCCGGTAACGGAACCCAGTTATGTCGCAGATCCCGTAAGCGCGTTTGTCAGATGCGAAAGCCATTAGCCTAAGTTATACCCGCGTAAATCTGGCGCAACCCTGAAAGATACGCGAGATTGATCTTGCGACAACGCTCGCTCGAACTCTTCCTCGTATAATTGTTTCAACATCGCAACCTTATCTGGCGCCTTTTTCAGGGCCATGTAGTAAGCCAATCCTGCCGCTAAACAAGGGTAAAAGCGAAAGGGCAGTTCTAGCGTATTAGCGCCCACGTCTGCATCATCCATTCTAGTCAAAACATTGAGCTTCAACTCATATTGGGAGTTTTTGTCAGGAGAAGGCCAAACGGTAACGGTGGGAGTGATCTGCTTGTCTACGAAATATTGATTCGGTTTCCCGGTCGTCGTTTTCGTGCTGAGATTCGCGTACTCGGATCGAGACAACCGACTTAGCGGCACGTCTACCGTTTCTCCGCCAATCGTCTCTCGGATAAACACATCCAATACATCGATCGTTGCCGTTGGATTGACCGAGTCAATCGTGTAATTCGTGGTGCCAACCACCATATCGATGGTTTTTTGGTTGATCGTCCACTGGTTGAGTCCGCGGTTTGCCCATTCAGCAAGCATCAGATTCAGTGATCTTGTGGCGCTTTTCAAATCGTAGCCCGTTCGTAGTTCGAGGCCACAACGCTCGAAAGCTTCCTCTACATAATCGGCAACATCTAACTCAAAATCTTTACTTGCGCTTAGGGACATCTGTCTTCTCGGGTGCGTAAAGGTTATCGAAAACTTTGTTCACGTCGAGAGTGTAGTCCAAATCACTCTTACTGTAATGAATATGTTGGCTAGGCTTGAAATCGGGGGCACCTTCGCCGACAGAAAACCAAGCAGGGTGCGTGACCCTGACTCGGTTGTTTGGCAGAGCGACGATGTTGCCTGTCCACTCGCCTGCTTCCAGCAATTGCATCACATGGCTTTGTTTGTGCTGAGCGGGATCGTCAGCTATCTCGTTTTCTGCGTAATCGACAGTGAACAGATACTTAGCTGGATAAAATTCACCGTCGATTTTTGCGATCCATGGACATGGCGTGCAGCGATCCAGCACATACACCGAATGATGGTATGACGAACAGTCCCACGGTTGTGCCGCCCAAACCGGCATGGGGTCGGGCCAACCCTCATAATCTGTGTCTCCCGCTAACGCAGTGATCGGCATACGCGCCCACATGGCGCCGCCGTGGACGTTTTCTTCGTCATCTTGGCATTCTGCGCCGGTGAATATCACCTGAAAACTCAAGCACCGAGTTGGCATCGTGGTTACGGCAATAGCCATGGCGTGCAAAAACTCACCATGGTATTGCTCGTGATTATGCGTGTACTCGCGACGCACCCAACATTTAAAATAAGGGATGTTGCTCTGGAGATAAGCCACTACAGATTAGCCAAACAACCCGCTCTTTTTGTTTGAAGGCTTCTTAAATTTCGGCTGCTGAGCTTTCACTGTGCCGCCTTTCTTCATGCCTCCGGGCTTCTTAATAGTGCCGCCCTTCTGCATACCACCGGGTTTTTTAATCGTCCCGCCTTTGTTCATTTTGCCGGGCACCTTCTTCATCGTCCCGCCCTTCATCATTTTACCGGGGGGCACCTTCTTCATGGTTCCACCCTTCATCATTTTACCGGGCTTCTTCATCGTCCCGCCCTTGTTGTTCATTTTGTGTCCGGCCATTTTCGTTCGCTCCTGTCAGCTCCGAGGTACTCGGGTTGGTCTTTGTTTCGAAGGCATGATAGCTCCACACCCTCTAGCTTGAATAGTCATTGCACCGCCAGTGGCTGCATAAGTAGGCACGTTTGTTGGTTTACCGCCTACACCTTGTTTCTTGGATCTTTTACGGGATACAGCACTCTTACGTTGCGCTGCGGTCATTTGATTCGCCTGCGCCCTTGGCACGCATTTCGGGTAAGCTCTTTTCGAATCCTCAGCACTGGCCCTGCCGCAAGCTTGGAACCTACCGTCCTTCTTAGGTGCGCCAATATCAACCCAATCGCCGCCCTTGCCCTTGCCGAACCATTTTTTCAGGCCGCCCTTAGGTTTAGCCACGCGGCACTCTCGTCATTTTTTGTTTATTTGGCATGATCGCTCCGCATCCACGGCTTTGAATCATGACGCTACCGCCGGTGTTCATGCCCTTTGCCTGCTTTGCAATGCTTTTCGCAATAGCCGTGCCGCGCTTTCGCTCGTACTTGCTCAGCTTGCCGTCATTATCCAAGTCGCTTTTTTGAGGGTCTAAAGTCACCTGACCACCGACGTTTCCTTTATATTTACCGCCCATTCTTTTGTACTCTTGCACGAGATAACCGGACGCATATGCACTAGGAAAAACGTCAAATTTCCGCTTGGCTTTGGCTTTCGCTTGCCTATACAAAGATGGGTTAGCTACGTTTTTTGGGATGTTATCGTTCGATGCCATTACATGCTCCCGCCTATTCCTACTCTGATTCTTGATAAAGCCTCTGCAAGATCACGATTCAACGGCGGAGGGGCAGCCTCCCTGCTCCTGCCAGCTAAAGCATCGATCATTTCTTGAAGGCGGTTATCGTCTGGTTGGCGCACACCCATCACCATGCCGTCTAGGCGGCTAGGATCAGGAGGTGGTGGTGATTGGCGCACACCCATAACCATGCCGGCTAACCGGCTAGGATCAGGAGGCGTCATCGGTGGCGGCGCTGACTCCCGCCTCGGGATAGCGTCCGACCCCATCACTATTTCTCGCAGCTCCTCAATATTGGGCGGAGCCATACGGTCGTACATACCGCCCTGACCCATCTCGTTTCCTACATCGAACAAGCCGAGCTCGTCCGCTCTTCCATCCGACACGTTCACTGGAGCAGTCGTCGGAGGAGTTACTGGTTGCTCTGGAGTAGTTGACGCTGGCGTTTGACCCGCCATTTCAGCCAAAATTTCTTGGCGAATAGAATCTCGCAAGGCGTCAATGTCCACGGGCTCTTGTGTGGGTCTGCCCTCGAGCTCGGCTATTCGATCTAACATAGATTGTCTTTCGGTTTGCGCGTCAGTTCGGGCGGTGTCAAATCGGCTTTGCAGTTCGCGCAGGCGATCTTGGAACATCTGCCTTTGTCCACGCATCGAATCAAGACCTTCCCCAAGCCTGTCTCGGTAACGAAACATGCTCATCGGGTCATCCGTTCGTTGGCCTCGATCGAAAACCGGGCGATTCAACAGGTAATCGCCGATACCTTCGTATGGAGACTCTCTGTTCAAATAATTAGAAATGTCGTCCATTCCTCCCATGCGCGGTCGTGGCCGCGGATCCCTTGGTCTGGTGGGGCCGCCGAAAATGGGAGGCAGCCGAGGTAGCGGCGGATCCCGCCTGAATGGCGGCTTGAAAATTGGTGGTGAACGCCGTGCCTCGTCTATTACTTGTGGCAGCCTCGGTCGATCCCTTGGGTCGGGAAGGGGGGCTGGGCCGCCAAAAATAGGCAGGTCGGCGCCGGGAAGGTCACCGCCGGGTTTGATCCCTAAATTATCCAAGGTGAGTAGATCGCGTCTCTCGTTTATCTTTCGCATCCGATCAGGGTCAGAGAAGGGCAGAGACTGCATATACGCGGGGCCACCGTACTCTGGTAGATCAATAGATCGATCGATCAACCTGATTTGTCGATCGTTCAGAGGAATACCATATCTTTGTTCGTACTCGAGAGCCAATCTATCGATGGTGCTATCACCAGTCTTGCGGCCAGCTTCGGTCGTGAACGATACAGTCATAGGGTCACCTGCTATTTTTTGCCGGCCAACCGCGACATGACCAGTATCTCGCGGTCAATTTGTCTTTGGCGGTTGAGCACTTGTGACGGGCACGGAAGCTACGATTACGTTCTGGATCGTTTGTGCGGATCCGCATATTGGGGTCGCCATACCGGACTATTTTGACTTCGTTACCCTGCCTTGCCAGCACGGCAAACTTCTTGTTTTCACCGGGGGTGCGCTTAGGTTTGTTGAAGCCGGCAAAGGTTTCGCCTCGATACGAAACCCTGCCAGAGTCTGTCTTTTTTACGTCTTTCGTAGTAGCCATCAGGCGTATGACTTGATTAGTTCCAGAACGATCATGTAGGTGTCTCCACTGGAGTGCCCCACGGTCGTAAAATCTAAATCGCCCGTGATACCGGAGCCAGCATTGTTGGGAATACCCGAAAAATCGCTGTAATCGTGATAACCATTGCTGTCTTCACTGAGTCCGATTGCGAGCACGTTACTGCTTGCGTCGAACTCGATCTTCACCGACATTCCGGTGCATTGCCACCAGATTTTATTGATGGTGACACGACTGCACGACAGTCCCGCCGAGTTTTTGGTCAAAGCGGAAACGTCCACCTTTTTGACCGCGGACTCACCAGTGCCGTCGCTCGCGTTTGTAAACTTAAGGACGGCTTTGCGCTCGCCGTCCTGTATGGTTTGCGAAGTAACCGCATCAGCCATGGTAGACCCCCTTAGAGTTCGGTGTCAGCCGTGCGCTCTTTCATCGCGGTGACGTAATCGACGGTCAAAACTTTTGCTGCAGCAGCTCCGTTTTGGATCCCGAAACTTACGGTGAGCTCTTCGTCGTCTGGCGCGTTAGTCGCTACAACCGTGCCCACTTCCTTGTTGTTTTGGAACACATGAAAGAGTTGGTCTTTCGGATCGAACACGAAGCCAACGGTCATGAACGTATCATCCGCCATCGCGGTGCCGAGGTTCAGGGTGCTCTGAGTACCGTCTTTTTCAACGATGAACTGCAGCGTGGTCGAGCCATCTGTGAGCAAGAAGAAGATGCCATCGCTTACATCAAGCGGCGATGTATCGGTTATCTGCAAACCCATGACTACGTCGGATGCATCAGCATCACTGGTTTTGAAACGCGCACTAAATGCTAGTTGCTTGCCAGACTCAAACTTGAAGCCCTCTTTGACGAGCTGAAGGAAGTCATTGTCGTTGTCCGCATCATCGTTAGTGATTACCAGCAAACCGCCGTCGCCGTCACCCAGTGCTTCAGAGGCATTGCCTGAGCCGCCTTCGGTGGTCGTGATCGTCCAATCCGAAGCTAAATAGGTGTCGAAATCATTGTGATAGGTGTGGTACTTCGAGGGGGCTGGCATTTTGAGCTTACCTAGCGTGCTTGCCCCGCCGACGTTTGTTACACCGGAAGTAAAGTGAGTCGTCATACAGTTCTCCTCGTTGAACCAGTGATCGGCTCATCCGACCACCATCTGACCCCCTCAGTCTATGCCAACGACTCACCAAAAAAAAGTTCATTTATTTGCGCTTTTTGTTGTATAAACTGTTGCACATCGACACGGAATCATTATAATTGACGCCAACAACAACGGAGATGGCCCATGACCTTACTTGAAAAACTTACCGCGGCGTTCGCAGAGGCAGATGCCAAGAGCATTGCTGGAATTCCAGAAGAAGTGAAAGCAAATCGAGAGTGGTTCTCAAACATGCGAAAAAACCTGCGTGAAGAGTTTCCACAGTACACTAGGTTTCGCGCAGAACTGGATCGAATCGCATCGAAGCAAGCGATTGAAGACAACTCATGGTCTTTCGAAGATCACGTCGAGCGCGAGATCAAGAGAACCAAGCGTACTCAAGAAAACCGCAACAAGCGGATCGCACAAAAATTCGAAAACGCTGGAATCGCGGACATCGACTCAGACGATCTGGTCGTGATCTACGGAACTGATTTTTGCGGCGAGTGGTTCATCAACAATCACCACGTCAAGCTACAGGTCATCTGGGCTGGCGGCCACAACGTCCAATGCCTGCACTGCCGAGTGCTTTGCAAGGTAACGAAGTCAAAGGGGGCCGCGTAAGCGGCTCTCCCAACAACAACGAAGCTAGGAGCTACAATGAAAGTAAACGTATACCAATTTCACTTGACCCGCGAAGAATACGACGCCGTCAATCGCGATGGCTGGGATGCCACCGAGCGCACGCAGCAATACTGCGAAAAAAACATGCTCGACATCAGAACAAACGCTGGCGATGCTGGTCACTACGCAGCGACCAACATGCACGAATACAATTTGGTCACGACTGTCGATGCAGATAGCGACGATGTATTCGACGCCCTTGAGATCGCATATCGTGCGATGAACCTATGGGACAACCCAGACATTATTCAGAGGCACCGCGACTGCGCCAGCATGTCCATCGGCGACATCTGCGAGGTTGCCGGACGACTTTTCATTTGCGCTACAGTCGGTTTCGAAGAATTCAAGTTGGGAGAGGTGGCGTAATGAACAAGAAGATTTTTCCACCAAATTTGATCGATGTTCTGTGGGGCTACTCCCGCGACGGTGATTTGTTGAACGGAGTGATTGGGTTAGCCATCTACGCTTCTGAAATGCGTGAACACTACATCGAGCAAAAAGCTGAGCAAATCGCCAAGAAAACACATGCGCGAGGCTACCTTGGACTCCTCGATAGACAGCTACTGACCGAAATGCTCGATTATATGCTGAACCGTGCAGAAGCGTTTTATGAAAACGCAGACGACATCCGGGCAGCGTTCGAGGAAACGGACAGATGGAAATACTCGAAGGGTGGGATGTGACAAAAAAAATAGGGGGCTGTAAGCCCCCTATTCGGTTATTGAGAGGGTTTAGGCTCCTTGGGAACCGTACACACCTCTCCAATCGGAGAAGCCAAAAGAATATCTTTCTCTCGCACGATAGCGCAGATTACCTGTATTGAAGTCTGGCTCCATGCTCGTCTCCATCGGACTACGTTGGAACATCTTCAATCCTTCACCCATGTCTGTGACAGTGGTGAGCAGGAAGTACGCATCTGGATCGCTCAGATAATGATTGACCGTGTAGCCTTGCGGTAACACACCCGTTGATCTGATAGCGTTGATATCATTGTCGGCCGTCCCTGATCGCAGAGTGCTCTCAAGAATCCGATCGGCAACAAATACCAGTTGAGGCGGAACCACGAGCTTCGTCGCCTGTACAGAGATGGTCAATCCTCGATCGTCCGTAAAGGTCGATATATCGATTAGAGCATCCTCCAAGCTTGTCTCATTCAGATCAGCCATCGTGGTTGCGCGGTTGGCCGCGGTGCCACCACCCGCAAGTGGGTGTGCGGTATTGATCAAAGACACGCCGTCGCCTCCGGTGAAGCTCGAGCTGAACGCATTGTTCAGAACGTCAGCACCTTTGACTTCTTTGGTGTTTGCCATGGATCGGGCAAGTGCCTTCACATATCTCTTGCCGAGCGAATCGTACAAATTATCTTCTACACTTTCCTCGGTGAGCGCGAAAGCCAGAGCAATCGTGTCATGCGTATACCGAGCCGTGAAGCCTTCGCTTGCGTTATCGAAAACGACGCCCTGACCTTCAGTTTTCGTCGGTGCCGAGCCGAACCCAGTGATGAGGACTTCCTCTTCGAATGCACGCTGACTATCTTCGATCGCGAAGATTGATTCGTACTGACGCTCATAGGAGTCGTAGGAAAGGCCGAACAACGAGTTCAAACCGGGCTCCAATTCCTTCGCTAATTGTGCGCGTGAAATAGCCATATTTTACTACTCCTTAAGCTAAGCCAGCGCCTTTTACTCCCATGATGTGGTTTTGAATAACCACCATCACGTTCGTATTGGCGTTCGCTACGTCGTCGTTATCGGGATCTTGGCTGATGTCTATAGCCTTGAGGGGTAACGTCGTGGTGGTAGCACCAGTCGTTACGTCAAGCTCTACGTTAGATCGGCCAGATGTGGTATCACCTGTGGTTGATTGATCAACAATATCGAAATTGCCGAACAGGTCAGCCACCGGGAAGGTGTCGTCAGCTTGGATTTCGAACACTACATTCGGATCATCGATCACGAATGCAATTATGTCCGCCGCTGCGATAGAGCCCGGATAATGGTTTTTAAAAACCGTTTCACCAGACGTAGGATCAGTGTATTGAACGCCGTTGAAAACGCCAACCACGGGCACAGTGCTTGAGGCCGCTGCTCGCCCGACAACACCAGCAGTCAGTTGCTTCACCAAGTCGCCTTGGAAAATCGCACCGGACTGGTTATTGGCGATTCGATAACGGCTTTGACCACCACTGTACGGAGCACCGCCCATCATTCGGGCTGCTTTTAAACCAAACGCGGCATCTTTATTCGCCATGCTTTGATCTCCTTACTGTTTGCCAAAAGTCACACGGGACTCTCGTTGCGGCTCGTACTTTACATACCTCGAATCTCGAGTCTCGTTGAACATAGTGTTATCCAACGCCTCTTTGGCTTGTTCGGTCTTGCCCGAGTAGTAAGCTGTTCTTTCTTCGATGGTTTCGTTAGGTATTTTCGCCAAAAGAAGTCCCTCGTTATACACGACGCCTTCGTTTCTGCCGTTATCCATCATGGGCAAATCCCATTCTGGTGGTAGCTCTGTGCCTTTCACCAGTTCCCAACCCTCACGCACTCGACGTGAAACATTGGATCGGTCTTCGACCCCCATCATGGATTCCCGTATCCACCTATAGGTATAACCCGGAGGTGCAGGCGGGGTCTCCAGCTTCCTCGAAGGACGCCATGGTCGTCGCCGAGCCTGATTATCGTGCGCTCCGCTCTCACGCGATGAACGAGTGTTTTTAGTTTCTGCCATCAGCTTGCCTCCTTGGCTGCAATTTTTTGCTTCTCTTTTGCCACAAGCTTTAACCAAGCTTCCTCAGTCATGTTATGCGGCTTAAGTCCTCGAAGGCGCTCTATCTCGCTTTTGTTAAATCTAACACCGTTCTGATTGCCTCGTGTTTGTTGCCGACCACCAGTGGTGGTAGGAGCGACTCTTTGCACGGCGGGTCGCTGCCCAGTTTGTTCGACTCCGACAGAGCCTTCACCGACTCCATCTTTCTGCAGGTCAGGATAAACCCTCCCCACCCGCGAATCCAGTGCTTCATAATACTCATCTGAGTCTGGCTCGTAACCCTCGTTGAGCAAATTGAAATGCGTGAAATAGGCGAATTGCGTCGCCTGCATGTTCTCTTCGTTGTCTTTATCGCCATACCATTTGTTACGCTCATGCCAACTCAAAGCCTCTTCAGTGGGCTCCACCTCAGGCTCCTGAACAGGCTGCTGGTAGTTCTGCTGCGGATAATACTGTTGGTAGTTTGATTGCTGAGCGTCAGCTTGCGCTTGACGTGTTTTTGCAACGCGCAGTTTTTCCTTTTTTATCGCTAGGTCGCTTTTCAACGTGTCGGCTTTGCTCATCAAATCAGCGTCACCAGACTCAACAGCTTTGCGATAGATGTCATGCACTTGCGATTCTTGAGAGGCGAGTTTTTCTTCCTCACTCTCAATGACGGTGGCCTGCTGTTGCTGAGTATATTGACGATACTGCTCGAGCTCTTGCTCTTTCTGCAGGGCAATTTGTTCTAGTTGACGCGCCCGATCTTCGGCCGCTTTGGTTTTTTGATTAAGCTTGTTGATTCGCTTGGAGACAGACTTGGTATATCTCTCTAGCTCATCAGGCTCATCAACCGGCGCAGCGTTTTCTGCGATCGGATCATCCGTAATCTCGATCTCGATTTGCTCTTCTTGCTGATCAGCGTTTTGTCTTTCAATCATAAGAAACTCACTATATCGTCAGGATCCAAAATTGTTCCGATGACCTCGTCATCGTTAATCATGCGCACTTCGGCGCCATCTTCTAGCTTAAAACGAGCGCCGGCATAACGGCCAATCAAAACCCATTGCCTCTCTTTGCACCAAGGGGTTTCCCCGTATTTTTGTTTGTCGTTGTAGCAGAGTGGCCCCATTTTTACGACGTATGCCACGACTGTGGCCAACGCCTCTCTATCCAACGTCTCTTTCGTCAGAGCGATGCCGCCTCTGGTCATAGCTTTGCCAGCGTATGGCAAAACTAAGAGCCTCCAGCCTGACGGATCGGGCATCCGTTCTATTGCGCTTTTGTCCAAAAGCGTGGGATCCAGAACGCGATCGTCCGAAGTGACGTAAGCGCCCTCAATGCTCGGTTTGGTCATTCTTTGATTTCCTTGAAGTATCGCGAAATTTCAGATTCGACCAAGTTTAACGCAGTCAACTCGCCTTGCAAACTTTTGTAATGTTCTATACTAGTTAGCAAACCATCCATCATCGTGTCGCGAATCATCCCGCGACGATCTTCGATGACGCGCTTGATTTTGTGCGCCAAATCGATGTCATCCATCAAACGGTCTCGTAGTAATCAAGACCTTTCGTCGCGGCGCCGGTGCCGCGGACACGCATTTTCTTCCGTTTGACCTTCATTTGACCGACCGCTCCACCCTCTTTCATGTTTTTTGCAGTCTTCATCGCAATAGCGACCGCTTGCTTATGGGGTTTCCCGGCTTTCATTTCGGTCTTGATGTTTTGGCTGATCGCCTTTTGGCTTTTACCTTTTTTCAGGGGCATCTCACTTCCTCTTTTTCGGGGTTTTCTTCAAGGCTGCTTTTTTCTTCGGCGCGGCTTTCGCAGCGACGGGAGCGACTTGCGGCTCTTCCACGGCCGCTACGACCTCTGGCGTTTTCATAATGGTCGGCTCTGGCGCGGCTGGCGCTTCGCGGCCCTCGATCCTAGCCATTTTGGCTGCGATGCGATAATCACTAGCTTGTTTTTTGGCGATCGCATCGTCCATGGCTTTCTCCATGGCGGTCTTTTCGAGCTGTCTTTCTACCATCTTCAAAGCCTTCAGCTCACGCTGTCTTTCCAAAACGTAACTTGTGGTCATTGTACTCCTCCAAATTTTGTCTGTAGTTCGAGCAGCTTGAGATCGGCCTGCTGCTGTAACCGTTGCAGCGCCAAATCCATTTTATCGTCGGCGATGTCTTGCGACGCAGCAATACGATTTCTGGCGATCTCCGCCTCGAGTAGTTTCTCTTGCGAACGAGCAGCCTCTTTCGCCTCAAAGTTTTGTTGATCGAGATCGATCTCCTTGGCGCGTAGGTCTAATTCTTGTTGTCTTATTTGAACAAGCGGATCCTCTGCGTCACCCTGACCAATACTCTGTAGCAGCTCAGTGGTGAGCTGCGCCAAAATCGGAGCAGAGTACTGCTCCATCATCATGTTCATTTCGCTCATCATTTGCTGAGCTTGCTCAGGCGGCATCTGGCCAGCTTGCGCAGCCGCCTGAATTTGCTGCATCTGTTGCTGCAATTCCGGGGGAACCTTCTCCTGTGCGAGCTCCTGCGCTAAGAACTGCAGGTGCTGCATCATGTGCGAAATGATCGCACCCTGCAGCGGCGGATTGGTTTTGACGATCTCGGTCAAAAACAACGAACGGTGAGCATCGATATGAGCTTGGTGATTTTGTTGAGGAAAGGCTTGCGCCGGCATGCCCATCAAAAGCTGACTGTTTTCGGTGCCTGCATCAATCGGTTGCGGTGGCGGCGGTTGCTGCGGTGGTTGCAACAAGGACTCCACGTTATCCACGCCCAGAGCCGCGTACATGCGCCTGTAAGCCTCGTAAACTCCAGTAGGGCCATGCACCTCAGGGTTAGACTGGACCATCTGTAACAGCTCTTGCGCCATCGTGATCCGCTGGCTCTGACTAAAAATATTGGGATCAGATACTGGGATTACGTCTACGCGCTGATCGAAATCTTGGGCCTTTATTTCTTGCGGCCCAGTGCCCGTTTGATACGGGTAAGTGGGGGGCAAATAATCTGCAAAGACCTTGGCCAGCAATTGGAACTCTAATCTTTGCGAATAGTGGAGGCGCTTGTGAATTGCGCTCATAACCTTCGTGCCACGCTCGAGCAAAGCGACTGTGGTTCCCACTGGCATCGCCTGATTCATATCACCTACATTCATGTCGGCGATGCTTGCAAACCGCTTACCTGAATCTACCAACAAGCCCAGCAAACTCATCAACACATTTGAAGGTTCTTTGATCGGTAAAGGTATGAGGTTTTCTCGCAGCGACGCGCCAGTGGTATCGATATCTCGGAACTCGCCGGGTTGTAGAGGTTCGTCCTCGTCTCGGATTCTCATCCCCCGTGCCTTGAACCCAGCCGGTAGGTTCGCGAGCGTTCCTGCGTCAATCAATTGGCGCAAAATGCTGGTGCTGGCTTTTGCCAAGCTGCCAATCATGTGACTCAACCCCAAGCCATAAAACCCTAGACCGGGTAAGAACTTGTACTGCACAAAATAATTGAGTTTCTGCTTGAGCGGGTCTTGCTCGAGATAATTTCTTCTAATCGACAGGATTTTTTGACTGGCCTCATCGACTGTAACGATGTAGGGCAGCTTCAACCCGGTTGGCTGACCTTGCGCATCCAGATCCTCATACCCTTTCAGATCAAGGATAGTGTGAACCTCGTAGACCGTGCGGTCTCGATTCTCCTTGTAGGAGGGAGACATTCCCTCGATCGAATCTATCTCTTCATCTATTTCGTCTTTGTCAGCGATGTACTGATCACCTTTCAGCTCGATGTCAGCATAAAACCCGCTAAGCTGTTGTTTGCGTATTTCGTTCTTGCTCATCG